TCTTTATCTAATATTTTTCCACCTACTAATTCTAATTTTCCTGTAGCATTAAATAAAGCCCATAGTTTATCTATGTATTCATTCATTGCCTTAAAAAAAGGTATTTCTCTATATTCTTTAAATACACCCCCATATAATTGTTTAAAGGTAAGTTCTTTGGAGCGAGTATATTCTTCAGGAGTTAAAGTATCTTTACTAAAATACATGCTTCCTAATTGAGTATGTACAGAACCCGTGTCTAATGGGAAATCGATTAATTTAGCCATGATTCTTACGTGATAAGCATCATAATCAAATTCAAAAAACATATCATTTTTAGGAATAAATGCGGTTCTTGAACCATCATTTTTATTTAAAGCAGCAAAATTAACACCATTAAATGAGTTAGTTGGACGCGTGGTAAGATTATATAGGTTATACTTAGTATACACTGTTTCTCCATGAATAAACCATTCTTTTTCATGGTATTTAAAGTGCTTATTAAAATAATCTGGGTGGGTTCTTAATCCTTGTTCCTCTATTGATTTAAATACTCTAGGGAAAGTATCATTATAAAATTCATTTACTTCTGTTGGGATTCTTTCTTTAATCTCTTCAAATATTTTTTCTTCTTCTTCATAAATTTTTGAGATTGGTACCAAGGAAGTACAGAATGGTAAATGTCCATACCTATCATAAGTACGGGACCGAATAGGAGTATAATCCAAGTTGTTATTGTCATAAGATATATCAATTAATTTAGGTGAATCAAAGTGGTATAAACATTCTTTTTTATTTATAGTATATATTTTATCATATTTAGATTCTATCCACTCTTTTATTTTATTAAAATTTAATTTAAAAGCTTCTGAATGGTTAATAGGAAAGATATATCCTTTGCTTTCAAATGTTTTAAAATAAATAAGACAAGGTGAAGTTAAAGTAGAATGATATCCATCATTCATTGAAATAACTCGTATATAACAATCTGTACCGGAACAGTATAATCTATTTAGTTGTTCCTCTGTTTCAACAATATAATACATAACCTTTTATTCACAATTTAGTAACCTCCTCCTGTTGTTGGAGATGTAAATGTACTAATTTGGGATGGGGGATCCACAGATTCTTGTGGTTGTTGTTGTTGTTGTTGTTGTTGTATGGGTTGTGTTGATATTGCACCTAGATTTCCTAAAGCTTTATTTATTAATGTATTAACTTGTCCCTGAACAATCACATCTCCTGCTAGGAGAATTTTTCCCTGTGATTGTTCATGTATAGCCCCATCCATAATAGTACCATCAGCCATTAAATGGTAATAACCACTAAAACCATTATTATCAGCTTTATATGTAAAATCACCCCCTCCTGAGTATAGGTTAGAGACTAATTCTAATTTAGGTCTAACTGCAAATTGAATTAAGTTAGATAAATATTGTTTTATACCTTTAAATTCTTTATTTGTATAGTCAACTAATCTTTGATTTGTATCAGCAATACCAGCTATTATAATACCACTTCTATCTCTAGTATCTGTTAAAGGACCAGATATTTTCCAATATATTTTAGTTACATCCCACATAGCATAGTTATATTCTCCTCCTTGAATATCTAAATCATTATATGTGTTTAAATCTATCTCTAAAATACGAGTTGGAATTTCATTACGTTTTCTTGTAAAATATCTTTGAATACTACCTCTTTGATAATCATTCCCTGTGGGTTGGGGGATAAAGGCAATAGGGTCTTTTCCATACTTATATAATTCTTGATTTGAAGGATTTAATTGTTGGTATCTTAAATTTTCATTTGAAGTAATAACTTTAGTAGTTTGAGAAATACTTTTAGAATCTACTAATAATTTTCTGGAATTAGGATCATTTGGAGTTTTTCCACTAAAAGTAGTTCCATCAAATAATTCATGATAAGATCCAGTATAGGTATTTCCGGTAGCCTGATCAACAAACTGGTTTCCAGCTGTATACAGGTTATTATTAGTCATTTTTTTTGGAATATATCCCATTTTACGAGTATTGTTTTAAATAATCTATTTCTTTTAATCTTCTTCTAGGTACTTGACCAGGATCTCCACTAGATGCTCTTTTTAATAATTCAAATATTAATTCTTGTTTACCACCATTTACTCCCCTTTCTCTAAATCCTCGAGCATAAGCTCCACTGAATTCTTTAAATACTGAACCATAATTATATGCTAAATCTATAAACACAACTTTAGCCGCAGTAGATATTGTATCATAATTAATACCTTCAGATTGTAGACTTCTTACAGCTCTAGGTTTAAATTCATTTAATAACCTACGATCTAAATCTAATTCAGCTTCTTCCCTAGTAGTAACACTAGTTTCAATAACTGTTTTAATATCATTAGTTAATTTAGTTATAGTATCACTACCATATCCAATTCTCCAAGCATTAACATCCCAATATGCTCTATTTCTAAATCCTTCTTCTTGTTTAATAAAATTTCTAGCAGCCACAATATCAGTAGTACTTAAAGCAGATGTTCCTTCTAGGTTAACATCTAATCCAAATCCTATTGTATTATTTCCTATAGATAATGCTATATTACTTCTTAATTCTTCTGTGCTTGCTGTTGGAATATCTACATTATCCTCTAATGCACCTGTATCTAACAGTATAGTTAAACCACGTAAAGTAGTTTGCCATTTATTATTATCAAAAGAGTGATTAATAGAGAATACAGCAAATGCTACCCTACCTTTATATTTAGCAGGTAATCTATTATCAGGTACTTTNAAAGCATTATAAGGTAAAANACCTGATATACCATCCATTGTAATATCATATTCTAATGGTATAAGTAAGGTTCCTGATTTACCCTTTATTGTTTTTATAACTAGATTTTGAACATCAGAATATAATTTTGTGTAATCCGGAACTTCTTCTTCCTTTATATTAACATTTAAAAAATATACACTCTTAATATGCTTATATAAATTATATAAAGATTTTCTATTATCGGATAATGGGGATTTTTTATTATTAGTTGTTAATTGATCTACATATTTTATTTCTGAAAATCTATCTAAAACATCCCAATTTAATTTTTGATATGATAAAACATCATCAGGTAATTGTGCTAACCCTCCCCCATTTAAAGCTTGAGTACTTATTACAATTTGAGATGCTAAGTTTGGTGTTATACTAGATTTAAAACCATAATTATAAACTGTACTTTGTGTTCCAAAAATAGGGATTTCTAAAGTAGTTTCTTTAGTTAATTCTTCATTATAATGATGATCAACAATTCTAATACAATGACTAGTATCATCATGAAATGCTCTAAAATTATTAATTTTTCCTAAAGATGTATTAATACCATCTAAAATTGCATTTATATAATCAATTAAAGATACTTCTTGTTTACTATTATTAGATAATCTTTTAAATGTATTTAATGCAAAATCTATATTAATTAAAACATTACATAATTTTCCATCATACCCTATTCCTGATTCGTTAGCAGCATCTAAATCTTGACCTAATTTAGCAAAAGTTTTACCTACGGGACTATTTTTATATGATAAAGCTAAATTATAATCAGCAGCTCTTGTATTATCTCCTTCTTGCTGAAAAGCTTGTCGTTTGGATGTTCTAGTATCTAATGGATAAAAAAAACGTTTATAAGTAACCTCATCTTTTACTTTAAAAGGTACTAAACAAGTATTAATATCAACACTAGCTTGAACAACTCCTGTTTTTCCAATTGTATTTCCGGGGTTGTAATCAATAAGTACGGGTGCCTCAGAATTATCTTTTGAATTTATTGGTCTTTCTGCAAATACCCCTAAATGTTGTACTATAGTAAATAAGTGGGTAAGAGTTATAAAGCAAACTTCACGTGATTCTTGTGTAGATAACTTTAAAGTAGCACCAGTATCGGCAGCATATCCATAATATGAAGATATATCTAATTCTTTTACATCATCATCATCTAATCCAGCTTCCTTCTGCCAAGCATTTCCATATTTAACAGAATCACTACCTTGAATATCATTTGATTCTGAAAAAGTAGGTCCTTTATAAGCAGAATCTTTATAGATTAAATTTAATAACTCTCTATAAGTTAATTTTTGTTCTTTTCCTGTATTTGGGTCTTGACATTTAACTTCTTTAGTAGAGAATTTATCTCTACCTATTACTCCAAATACTATTTCTGTAATAGAATCACGACCATAAGTACCCGTTTGTATAGTTTTAGATATTCCAGCATTAGTTAAGAATTTTTTAATAGCAGTTAAAGCGTTTTCTATTTTAGAAGTAAACTTAGAAGATTCATTTGAAGTTGATTGATCATAATCTGCCCCAACAGGATTATTAATTCTTAAAGATTCAACCATCCCACCTGGTCCTAGTACACTGATTGAACAGTTATAGGAGCCATCTGTATTTGTTGACCACTCAAAATTATAAACTGTACCTACTAGGGCATCATAATTACCCTTAGTTTCTTCCCTTTTTTTAGTTACTAATTTTAATAAATCTCTTTTTTTAGTTTCTTTAAAAAAGTTAATTGGTCTAATGTTTTTTTCTAAACTACCATCATTATTAATATAAGGATTATGACCCCATTCTAAAAATACAGTCACACCTAAACTCATATACAGTTTTTGAATTGTATCTAGTTGATTTAGATCATAACATTTTATCTCAATTGTTGCTTCTAATGTAGTTTGCCATTTACCCCCTGTATCAACAGATAACCCTACAATACCGGGCATGGGTCTTAAACCTAATTGATCATCTGTACCTTGTTTATAAGTTTCTTTAAAACCTTTTTTAAAAGTAGTAGATTCTGTTTCTTCATCAACTGCAACTGTACCTCCTTGTAATACATTTGTTTTAGCTAAATCAGGAGTATGTCCTACAGTACCAGTATAAACATTAGCTCCTGAACTTAAACGTACAAAGCTATTTCTATTAGTTAACCATTGAATTGTAGATGAATCTCTTTTAGCAGAACTAACTAACTCTTGCCTTTTGTTTATTTGAGTTTGAACGTAATCAGGAAAAGGTGAACCAACAATATTTTTAAATTTAGCCATAACATTTTTTAATTGTTAGTATTATAATCATCATATTCATCTAAAGCAGTAGTAACATTATTAGGTATTCTTAATTGAAATCCAGGAGTAACAAACATAGAATCACCAGGAACATCGTTTGCCATGGCTATTACCCACCATAATGTAGAATCACCATAAAAATCCGCAGAAATTAAATCTAGTCTATCTTCTGCTTTTGCTATAATATAATAATCATTATTTGAAAGGACAACAGAAGGGTACTTAGTTGGTAAATAAATTAATTTACTATCATTAGTAGTATAAGTTCCTATATTTTGATATCGTCTTGCCATTTATTAAAATGCTCCTAAGTTAAACGGTGGAAAATTAGTTGTATTTGCCTGTGGTACCGAAGGTGGTGGAGAAGCACTTCCATTAAAAGAATTTGCAGTTGTAGCATTTAGATATTTGTAAGCATTATTTCCTGGTTCTTCTCCAGCAGTTAATAATATAGCTCCTCCTTTTCTTGGCAATCTATTGAGTATTGGTTTAAAGGTTGCTGATACATCCATAATTTGAGGTGTTTCTAGCATATCTTTATCACTTCCTCCTTCAGGTTCATTTAATGCTATTTCCCAAGCATATGAATCATCAACTGATAAATCTATATTTTCTAAAATACCAGGTGTTCTTACAAATAAATCACCTAATGTTAATTTTGTTATATTTCCTCTCATAAATCCATTACCATTATAATCGGGGTATAATGTTGATAGTAAATAATTTAATTTTTTATAAAGAAATTTCATTTCTTGTTTTGATTGAGCAGCTA